GAACGACGTATCGGATTCAGACCTTGTAGACGCCTTTGAGCGTTCCTCTACAGCCCGTAGAGAGGCGTTTGAGAAGATGCAGAAGATTGTATCGGCAGCTCGAAGCTCAGGCTTAAATCGCCTCCAGATCATCCAGATACTGCGCAGTAATGGCGTGACCAAAGGTGATGCTCAAGCACTGGAGAGTGGCGATTCTGCCCAGTGGAACATGTCTGACTCCACGCTAAAGAACAGCGTACAGAAAGCAGATCTGCTCTTCGGTGATGCCACTGGTCAAGAGTACGAAAGGCGATGGCAGATCGTTCAGCAACTGCTTGCCGAAGAGAATGCGCGATGAGTCCCAAACGATTGCAGGACAGGAGTCGATATGAAGATTTTGACTTGGACCACGATGGCATTGTTAGTGATGAAGAGATTGATCGAGGACGGGTTATGTTGGATCTGGAGCTTGCTGAAGAAAAAAGCGAAGCCCAGCGTCGAATGGCTGTTGGAGCGTTGGCGTCGATTATTGGATCTACTGCTCTGATCATGTCTCCCATCGTTAGCGAGAGTAGAGTTTCCGCCCTGTCAGATTTGATGGGGCTTTTTTACATATCTATGGCAGGCATCGTTGGTGCCTACATGGGCGTATCAGCGTGGATGAGCCGCAAATGAATCTTAATGGTGAGGTTACATCACTGGCAGATTCGCCCTGTACAGGAAATTGTACAGCTCGTCAGTGGGGCGACCTGATCTGTAAAGGTTGCGGTAGAACGGAAGAAGACATCCAGAACTGGAGTTCGTACCCAGAGCTGCGAAGAAAGATCCGTGTACTGGAAATTTCTGCGAGCGGATACCCAACTAGACATACACACGGAAGGTTCAAGAGAACTGATCTGTGATCGGTGAGATAGCGGCTATCGTCGCTGGGGTAAATGCCGCGACTTCTGCGATAAAACAACTTGCGGAAACTACGTCAGATATCTCGAGTATCTCCGGGTATCTATCTAGCTTGGGCGGGGCAGAGGTAGAGCTTCAGCGTTCAATGAACGAAGGGAAGCTGTCAGAGGCAGATGCTGTGAAAGCGGCGTTGGCGAAAAAGCATATCCAAGAGACCATGAAGGAGATCAAAGATCTATTCACCGTATCTGGAAATGGGCAATTGTACTCAGAGGCAATGTCTGCAATGGCTGAGGCTAGAAAGGCTAAGCAGCTAGAGCTGGCTAGAGCCGCTGCAAGAAAAAAGCAATTTTGGAAGGAGGCAAAAATATACGCTGCTGCTGGCTTAGCGTTGCTGATTCTCCTACCGATGACACTGGCGTTGCTCCTAGGCTGGCTTACTCGATGATGCAAAGAGCACGAGATCTTCTGGGTTCACTGGCGTACATACTGGTCATGGTTTGTGGGATCGTGTTCGCTGTCTGGGTGGTATCAAAAATATGATTTGGGATTGATACCAATTAATTCGTTTTGCAACCAATAAAAGCGCGGTCAACGCTCGTAAATTACTGATTAATATATACTTTATCTTGTTGAACCGTACCTTGACATGGTAGAGGTCGGCGGTTCGAATCCGCCTGGTCCTACCAAATCAAAGACTTACAGGGGTTGACCCCTACCGGGTTTAGAACAGGTGACCCTAACCCTTCCATATATTGGATAGGTTGTGTGCTGCTCTCTCAGCGTCCGGCGTTGTGATATGTGAGTATCGCTCCATTGATTTGGAACTCTCCCAACCCCCTAAATGCATGATCAATCTGTCGTCCGTACCGGCGCGTTTATGCAAGGTAGCAAACGTGTGTCGGCAATCGTGAAAGCGGATACCCGATGGTAGTCCTGCCTTCTTGAGGGCTTTGCGCCACGAAAGATTGGTCACCTGTGTGAGAGGTTTTCCAATAGTCGAAGTGCGTGGTCCTTGTTGCACAAACACATGGTCGATTCCATCAAGCCAAGGGTACTTCACCTTCAGCTCATCCCCGATCTCTATGTTCCTTTCCACTATCTCCTTTGCCACGTCGATCAAAGGAACCTCGTGTGGCGCACTGTTTTTCATTGTCGCGGCAGGGAACCTAATAACCCGCCCGTCTCGTGAAACCCATTCACGTCGAAGCCCTTGGACATTAGCCCTGCGAAGACCAGTGGATACAGCGAACCGCACCATGTCGCCACGCAGCGGATCAAGAACACTCACGAGTTTGTCGATCTCATAAGGTTCCAAGTAAGTCACCCGTTGAGTCTCTCGCAAACGCTTCACCGCCGGAACAAAGTCAACCACCTGCTTCTCATCTCGGGCGTAATGCATGACCGCCCGATAGTAGGTCACATAGGTGTTGTAAGTTGCTCCAGTGATCCCTGACTTAGCCAACGGAGTAAAGAACCGATCTACCACACCTCTATCGATTTGGTTAATTCGTTTCGTCCTCCAAGCCCTCATCATCGAGCCAATACGAATATGGGCGACTTCAGGCTTTGGCTTTCCATACTTCTTCGATGGTTGCGCCAAGTACATCTCGGCGACTTCTGAGAACATTACGTTACTCATAAACACTCCTTGTTACCGGAGCGTTGACCGCCCCGAGATGGTATCAGTGACCCGTTGTCGGCAACAAGTGGGTCAGGCTTGCCCAAAAGCGGGGGTACACCGCTTGCCTAAATTTAGTGACCAGTTTTGTCCTTGGGGCTGGTCAAACCCGTGCAGCCATTACCAGGAGAGGGGATGGAGACCGCGCAATGCGAGGGGAGCATCACAGGACAGGGGGTTCACACAACGATCTCCCACTTGTCTCCACCGAGATCGTGCTGTTTCGGCTCAAACTCTGCCTTCTGTAGGCGGTATTTGATTTGGTCTTTTTGTTTTCGTGTCGCACTCAATCGAGCTTTCACTGATGCTTCTCCAGCCTTGCGTTTAGCTCGAAGGATTTCATCGGCGATTGCCGCGATGGGGTCATGTGACTCAATAGATAAAAGTTTCGCTTCCATGCTTCTTCCTAGTGGTTAGTAATCTCGACAGCATCTGAGACTGTTACGTCATCGCTGATGCCTTCTGTGGGAGCCGTCTCTTCCTGCACGGGTGCAGGGAGTTGCTTTTTTGTTGTACGCAGAATCTCTTCACTGCCAGACTGAGCTAGCCGGAGAATGCTTTGCAGGATCTGAATCCCTTGCCCTCCGGTTTGCAGTGCTACCAGATTGTTTTTTACATCCTGAGACAAGTCGTCTGCGTCATAGACCTTGCCGTCGATGTTAATTAGCTGTCGTTCTTCGCTCATCGTTTCCTCGCATCATCACGAATTACTTGATATGCCCTGGGTGCATCGACCCGGAACCGTCCCTGTGGAATCATGCGTTTAGGCTGTTTGTCACCACGCCCACATTCTTCGCAGTAAGTCGGTCTGTCCGCCCAGTGCTCATGTATGGATATAAAGTTCAGCCATACATTCGGAGCCAGCTCGATAGCTGAGTCCTCACCAGTGGTCAGCATGACTGACTCCGTGATTCCGTCTCTGTTCTCGATGTTCACCAGCGCAGATTTTTTATCTTCTGTGTAGATGAAACGTCGGAACCAAATCCTGTGGTCAAACGATCCCTCTAGATCGTCGCCGTCTAACTCGAATCCCCCAAAAAGCAGCGAGTCGGCTGCTCTAGTGATTCGTAAACCCAATTGGTCACTCCTTAAAATGGGATGTCGTCGTCAAAGTCGTCCAGTTGCGCCTCAGGAGCTGCTGCAAGCTCAGGAGCTGCTTCCGCCATCTCTACGCTCCATGCGCGAATGTAGAGCTGAGGGTTGCCTTTGCTGTTCATGCCTTCACGAATACCTAGCTTGGCTCTGACCTCACCGGCTGGCGTTTTGAGCAGAATGTTCCCGCCCCATTTGTCGATCTTCTCGACTTTTTCTTCCTTCGATAGCCCCTTGTACCAGTCGTACTTGCTGAGGTTCTCGTGCTGTTGCAGCTTTTGCTCTTTGCTTTGCTGCCACGCGGCACCCGTATCGGGCGTTTGTTGGTACTCGCTCATCCCTGTTCCTTGCATTGCTTGATAGACACCTGTCTGGTGTTCGTGGTTTTCCTGAAGGACTCCATGCTGGACCCTTTCTTCAGAACTGCTTCATCACCACCCAAGAACTCAAAGGCTGCTTTGTAGTCGAGTGGTGGTGTCTTCTTGATCACGCTGATCGTGACGAACTTGTTGGTAATGCTTTGCCCATACATGTCAGCCAGCGCGGTCTTAATCCCTTCGTTGTCTTTCTTGAGCTGATCGATCTCGGACAGTTCGGTGCCGATCTTCGATTCAATGAACTTGATCCGGCGCACGTTGGTGTCGATCTGGTCTAGCGCGGGGTCGTTGACCTCAACAGCATCTGCGTTGATCGGATCTATGTGCGCTTTGCGCTTCTCTGGGTCTTGATACTCGTCTTGGATGTGGTTGAACCACGCATGCCACAGAGAGATTCGTGTTACCTTCTCCGCGCTTGGCACGGGTAACCATTTACCGCTGACCTCCTCCTCGAGAAACCCATGTTTCCGCTCAACGCGCTCAATGCCGAACACGTCGTCGTTGATGTAGCACAGGAAATCGATCCACTCGAGATCACAAACCTCCATGACGACATAGCACTGCCATAGGTACATCACTTTGTCTGGCGCAAAAACGCTGTACGGCTCTTCGGTGTAGAAGGGCGACTTGATCTCGAGTCCACCATACAGTCCCACAAGACCGTCAGGTGATGCTCTGAGGAACGCATACACTGCGTGAGCTACACTGCCCGTCTCCATAACGGTTTTGCCTTCGCTGCGTTGATAGAAGTCTACGGCTTTGGCTTCAGTTTCCTGACCGTGCTTCATCGCAGCGTTAAGCTTGATCTCAGAAGGCTCACCAGCGAGCTGACGTACTCCTTCGCGTACAAGTTTCTTGGCGTTGGTGTACGGGTGTAAGCCTTCCCACGCAGCGCAGTTGCTCGCGAGTATTTTCCCCGCTCTTTCGGCATGCCATTCAGGTGACCCCTGAATTAAGACACTCATTTCTTTGCCTTTTGGTTTTTCTTGAGGGCTTTCAGATCCTCGCGGTATTCCTTCGCCAACTCAGCGAGCTGATCCTCGGTGATATCAACTTTCAAGTTGCGAACAGAGTTCTCAAATCTAGCCCACTTAGCCTTCATGTCCTCTGTGCTGGTGGCAGAAAACAGTTTTTCCCTGTGTAACTCGTAGTAACCCGCGAGCCGTTCCTTTGGCGTTTGCGTTACGGCTTCTGGCTTTGGATCTGCCGCTGTAGGGGCATCAGGCTCCTCGAGCGGAAGGTCACTCCACATGTGATGGAATAAGCCGAACTCAGCGAGCGCCTTAACACGGCAACGCTGCTTGGCAGTGTTTACCTGATGCGCGTTGGGGTTTGGCTGCGCGGTGTTGCTCTTGCCGTACACCGGCAGGGTGGTGGTATGACTAACGTCGCCGACAGCGACACGGCACCGGACCTCACAGGTCTTGTCTGGAAAGAAGTGGGTGTGTTTGCCGTGCTCGTCCTGAAGAAATTCCCATGTGTACTCAGGGAAGTGCTTCATCATGATCGCGTGGGCAGCCATCCACTTGACATAAGTGATCCCACCGAATTTCTCGGTGCTCACTGAATCGCTGGATATTGTCGATAGCGTTGCCCAGATGTGGGCGGGGGTAACTTGTTCCATGTCTGAAACCTCCTTGTTCAGAAGGTTTCAGGATGCAATCAATAAGTGCGAATTGCAATTATTTTATTATAGTTTTTGATCATCCGTACTCAGTTGCTCTATCAAAGAAGATAAAACTTCTGTTTCGCACGATATGTCTTTTTCGACTAACCATCGCACGAACACGAGTATCAGGGCGAGATCAGGTAGATCTTCTATTTTTTTATTATCGATCCTAGCTCCTCGAGGAGTTCCGGTAACTGGCCCTTGTTCTGACTCTTTAAAGCTAGCTTAACAATCATGAAAAACTGATCATCATCAAGTGATTCAAAGTTGCTCTCAAAAGCTCTAGCAATGCTGATAGCCCTTCCCCATTCATCGTGGTCAGCTTTAGCGGGTATCCCATAAACCCATTCTCTTAAATCAAATTTGTAGTATTCACATACCCGGTAAGCCAGCTCGATGTCTCGAGGCAGACTTCCATTCAACCATCCAGTTGCGGCTGCTTTCGCACAATTTAGCTCTTTCGCCACGGTACTGGCTCGCCCATACATAGGCACATCAGCGCCCGATAAAGTTTTTTTGAGCCACTCAGCTCGTTCTTCCTTGTTCACAATCTTCTCTCTTTGATGTTTGTAAAAGTAAGCAAGTAATACAAACTACAAATGCCCCAAACGAGTGCAGTCTACACTTTATGGGTGAAAACCAAACCTGTGAATTCATACAGTGCCGCATTAGGTGCAAATTTCTTGAATTCTGCCAAAAATTTTCCAGTAATCGACAGAGTGGCGCATAGGTAGTGTTCGATACCTATAAGTTCCTGAAAGTAAATAATAAATGCGTAAAACAATTAAAAGGTTTGTTCTGGTGAGATGATTTCTCTATGGTGTATGCACACGGAGGAAGTATGATTTACCGTAACACGCAAGAAAAAAACTACACTGTCCTGTCAAATGCCCTACTGCAAGGAGGTGCTGACGCCACTAAACGGCAAGACGGACTTAACCTTGAGAGCCTAGCGGTTCTCGTTCACCTTCTTTCACATCCCACAGACTGGCAAGTCACTAATGCGTCTATTGCGCAGTATTGGGGTATCTCTCGTGAGCGCGTCAGTAGGATTACCAAAACGCTGGAATCCGCTGGCTACATTCAGCGCAACATCAAGCGAAGCGACGACGGCAAGGTCAAGCAATGGGACTACGATGTCACCGATACTGCTGGTCACTTCACCAGATGCAACCAAACCCAGATGTGGCAAAACCCAGATCTGGATATCGAGACACAAAGAAAAGAAGATCTCTTACAAAGTAATAAAAAGAATACAAA